GTGTCAAAGAAGCAAACGATTAAGATGAAGTCTGCTATTCTTAGTCAAAGTAATGCGGACATGACTGTCCTACAGAATCTCGAAGAGACTTTGTGGATTCGCCATGTTAGCTCAAATATCCGGAGTAGGATACTGAGTGAAGGTGAAAGATCTAAAACTTTACCCGATATGATCGGAAACAGTAAAAAGAGATCACCTGCGTTTATCATTCCTGAAGACGATAGAGAGCCAAGTATATACTTGCGCTCTACTAAGCGGAATGACGTTCAAGTTGCAAAGTGGATTGATTACTTTGCATCTGATGAACAAACTAATAAGCTTTGGGGTAAAAGCCAAGAGTTTGTTAGCAGTCGTCTTATGGGTAAAGGGAGACCTGTACCAAAGATGACATATCCTGATGTTAAGTTTAAGGACCTGCAAGCAGGCACCTTAAGTGTTATACAGGAAGGCGGAGCTAAAGCTAGATGGGTTGCTAACCCACTGCTAGCGTTCCAAGCTATAGGTGAACCACTCAAAGATAAACTTTGGGCGTACACCAAATTAGCGTATGCTGATGTGATATGCACAGATGACCAGGAGAGAGGAATCTCAACTGTCACCAAATGGCTGTCACAAGATCGAAGGGTATGGAGCTTTGATGCTTCTGCTTTTACCGATCGGTTCCCACTTAGCCTTCAGTTAGTCGTTTTAGACAAACTGGTAGGGAAAGGAATTATACAGGATATTGATGTCGAGTGGTTTAAACTCGTAGTCAGCAAGTCCTGGATATGTAGAGCAATTCGTAGTGATGTTACTTGGTCTGTGGGGCAACCCTTAGGCTACGGTCCATCATTCCATGTGGCAACACTTACACATGCGGCGCTGGTAGAGACACTATGTACCAAATTGGGCATAATGGATCGACCGTTCCAAATCGTAGGTGATGATATTGTCATTTCGAATGAGCAATTAGCACTATCCTACTCGGAGACTATGTCTTCGATTGGTGTAGAAATAAACTTAAGTAAATCGTTGATTTCTAACGAGTACGCTGAGTTTGTAGGAAAATTAGTCTCATCAGAGGGTGCAAACCCTTCAATGAAGACAAAGATCCTAATAAGTCACAGTCAAATCGTGGATACCTTAAGGTTCTACGGAATGAATGGGCTCAAATGGCTAACTCCTTGGGAAAGGAGCCAAGCTTTGCGAGTATACCTGCCCGTTGATCTGGGTGGTTATGACTGGAGACCTGCAGAGATTTCTTGGAAATCATGGCTTGCCATGACTCAACAAGAGTATTTTGCAGTGAAGCGCTTGGAAAAAGACTTTGTTGCGTTCTATGGCCGGGAAACCCTTATAGGGGCGCTCGACGTTGAACTTGCCTTACAACGTAGATTCGAGTTTTACTCGATAAACGGATATGGCATTAGCAACTCAGAATGGTTGCAGATAGGAGTGAAGGAAGAGCTTAATCGCTTGACTGATTTCCCAATCGCCAAGACACGCGATGACTCGCGTTCAGCACCGTCTACGAATACCTTTAGGTATATCGAAGATACGATCGTTAGGTTAAACCAATATCATAAAGATAAAGGTATAAAACCTAGCTTATTACTACTCCAAAACAGCCGTGTAAGCGTTTCCGCCCACGGATATTTAAATAACACTGAGAAACCGTATACCGGCCAATCAGTCATACAGGTAATTAAAGATGAAAGAGAATACTCTTCCAAAGAAAAACCCAGCAGTCCAGTCAGATACAGAGACATCTACAAAAGTAGAAACCTCAGCAAAGGCTGTAAAAACACCGAAAGGTACGAAGAACTCAAAGCCAAGGCAGAAAAGCGCCAAGGTGAAGAAAACTTCGGATATAACGGTAATTAGGAGCGTACGAATGTTAAAGTATGAATCTTCAACACGTATACTCGAGTTCAAGAAGAAAGTAATCTTGAGCGACGGTTCAACTCCAATGGAGCTTAACGGCAAGTTAGACTTGTCCGCTATGAGCGAACCAGAACGTCAGAGAATTATTGCTGTCGCCAAGCTCACTACACAATGGTGTAATGGGCACGATATCGAGCAATCTCAGACATTGAAGCAGAG